GTCTATCCGGATTGGGTTCTGAATCTTTAGTTCGTGCCATGCGTGAAGGAGATTGGAATATTACCGCAGGTGCAGCGTTTGAGAAGCTGTCCAAAGCAAAGCATAGTGTCCGCCCGTTTGCCATACCTAACCACTGGACGAAGTTTACATCCATCGACTGGGGAACCGCCAAACCTTATGCCAATGGATGGTTTGCGGTGAATGATGAGGAAGTTATTGTCAAGGCAAGGGGTACAGAACCCAGCGTATATATCCCGCCGAATAGCATCATCATGTACAGAGAACTGTACGGCTGGAATGGCAAGCCTAACGAGGGCAGCAGGGAAGAATCGTGGCAAGTAGCTAAAAAGATATTGGAAGCAGAAGCCGCTGATGAGCATATAGATTACCGTATCGGGGATAGTGCGATGTGGGCAGAGCATGACGGGCCTAGTGTTGCAGAGAACTTCCGCAAGTGCGGCGTGATATTAGAACAATCTCGCAAAGACCGAACGGCTAACTATCTGGAATTTAGGAATAGACTTGATCCTGATGAAGGTATGCCGGGGTTTTTTGTATTTGAAAGCTGCCATCATTTCTGGCGGACAGTTCCTGATTTGCAGCTTGATGAACGTAATCCGGAAAAAGGACCAGATACAAGTCAAGAGGACCATATATGGGATTGCGTTGCATATAGCATTGTTTCCCGTCCCGTCACATGGACTAAACACCAGCGCGTCAAACTTGATTATGAAGAAGCGCGGGATAAAGCGTTTGAAGCGGATAGAGGGAATAAAGGCGTATCAAGGTATTGACTTTGACAAAGTGGTTAAGGTATGGTTTACGCGAATGAGGTGATTTGATATGATTAGACCAGATAAAGCATTAGAAAAATGCACAGAAGCTATGATTATAGCCATTGGACAAAAAAGAAATGAGCATCACGTTCTTTTATCCCCACCAGTAAATGTCCAAAAAGTTCAACAAGAAATAATTGCATTGTATGATAGATTGGTTAGCGAATGAGATACGACCAGATTTATAAACTGATTGATTTGTTTAAGCCTAAAAGCATTGTAGAAATTGGCACATGGTCAGGTGACAACGCCATCCGCATGATCCAAGCCGCACAACGGCATAATCCAAACATTGAATATACAGGTTACGACCTGTTTGAAGAAGCTACCAGCGAAACCGATGCTTTAGAGTTCAATGTAAAGCCGCACAATTCCCGTGACGTTATAGCCGACAAAATCCAGCAATACTGCCCACAAGCTACAGTCAAGCTAATCAAGGGCAACACCCGCGAAACGCTTAAAGCTCACCCGCCAATGGGTGATTTTTGTTATATCGACGGTGGACATTCCCTAGACACAATTGCGAATGATTATCAATTAACCAGTCACATTCCGATTATTGTATTCGATGATTATTACATTGCGGATGCACAAGGTATTTGTCCTGACTTGAATATTGTCGGATGCAATAAGCTTGTATCCGGGTTGACTGGCTGCGCTGTATTGCCGGATGCTGACCCCATCAAGGGCGGAGGTTTGACGCAGTTGGTGGTGAAAATATGAAGATTGTTCTGGTAAGTGGTGGCTTTGATCCTATTCATTCCGGTCATGTCGCCTATATACAATCAGCCGCAGAACATGGTGACGTTTGGGTATTGCTCAATTCTGATGACTGGCTAATCCGTAAGAAGGGTTACAAGTTTATGGATTGGAAAGAACGTGCGGCTGTGCTTATGGGTGTCAAGGGCGTAAAACGTGTCATGGTTGTTGATGATACAGACGGTACAGTATGCGAGGGTATTAAGAAAGCCCGTGACATGGGAATGACAGTTGCCTTTGCCAACGGCGGAGACCGACTGCCAGAGAATACACCGGAAGTTGAGCTATGCAATAAGCTAGGTATCGAAATGATATTCAATTGCGGCGGCGGTAAAACACAATCATCGAGCGAGTTAGTAAATGCAGTTAAAGCGTAGGCCGTGGGGTTGGTTTTTCACAATACTGGACCATTCTACATTCAAAGTTAAAATACTCCGCTTTCATGCCAATAAATCTTGCTCATTCCAACGCCACAGGGAACGTTCCGAATTGTGGATGTTCTTAAAAGGTAATGGCATATTCAGCAAAGGCTATAAGATTGAAACGCTTAAATCTGTCAAGGCTGGCGATCATTTGCATGTTGCTGTAAAGGAGTGGCATCAATACATTGCGACGAAGCCGACGATTGTTTTGGAGATACAATTAGGTAATTGTCGAGAGGACGATATAGAAAGGAAATAAGATGGAAGTAATTAAAATGGCAAAAAATTATTGTTGCCAAGCTGAAATGCACCACGACATGACAGGTCAATGGAGTTCTGTTTTTGGCGAATGTAAGTGTGAAAATAAAAATGTCGTGCAGCCAACAGAAGATGCCGCATTTAAAATGGCATCTATGCTTATGAGGCAACTATCTAAATGATATTCTGGTACACAGACAATATAATTTCCCGCACTGTTGCCACGGCATTTGCTAATGCAGGATATGAAGTCGATCATATAGATAACTTCACCCCGCAGCCTTCAATATTCTACGGTATTCATCGCGGGTGCGGTCATGCCATGCACACCTGTAAGCATACAGGCCATGATTATTATTACGTTGATAACGGGTATTTTGACGCGGAATACGTTGATCGTTCTGGCATAAAGGAAACCGCCAAGGGAAAATACCGCATTGTCAAGAATGGTATGCACGAGAAGTTTACAGGCAAAGGATACGAGATTATCCCAAACCGTAGATATGATAGGGTGCTGCTTATCCCGCCCAGCCCATACTCCGCTTACTTTCACAACACAACGCCGGAAGATTTCATTCATGCGATTGGCGCGAAGTTTCCAGATAAGAAGTTTACCGTCCGCACCAAGGCGGCAGAGGTGGATATTGAAAGCGAAATACTCGCAAATGACATTATAATCGCATTCAATTCAATGGCGGTTATTAAAGCGGTTCAACTTAAGCAACCCGTCATGGATACTAACGGAATATTCCAGCGCGATGTATTACGATATGACATTGACGAATTACGGGCATTTTACGAGCCTAAACAATTTACCTTACAACAGATAGCGGGGGGCGAATGGACGTATATATAGGGTTTGATTCACGGGAAAAGATTGCATATGACGTATGTAAGTATTCTATCGAGCACAACACATTCAAGAAAACTAATGTAATTCCGCTTATTCATACAGAGCTACGCAAACAGGGGTATTTTTCCCGCCCTTGGCTGACTGAAAGCACAACAGGTAATCGAATTGATTTAATTGATAACCGCCCGTTTGCTACTGAATTCTCTCATACACGCTTTCTGGTTCCCGCCTTGATGAAATACAAAGGCTGGGCATTGTTCATGGATTGCGACATGATATTTACGGATGACATTAAAAAGCTGTTTGAGTTATGCGATGATAAATACGCTGTTATGGTGGTTAAGCACAATCACAAGCCTAAGAACATGGAGAAAATGGACGGGCAGCAACAGACGAATTATTACCGCAAGAACTGGTCAAGCTTTATCCTTTGGAATTGCGGACATGAATTGAATAAACAAATCACACCTGAATTTGTAAATACTAAATCAGGTGCGTATATGCACCAATTCCAATGGCTGCCAGATATGTATATCGGGAACATCCCATCAAACTATAACTGGATTGAAGAAAGCTCACCCGCAGGGGATTTGCCTTCGGTCATTCATTATACGAATGGTGGCCCGTGGTTCAATGGATATAAAGATGTTATCTATGCCGATGAATGGTGGAAATATTACACGCGGTTTGTTGAGAGCGCGTCCCCTGATACTATGGTTGATACAGTGAAGGTGGAATATAAATGAAAAGCGCACTCATAACAGGAATATACGGGCAATGCGGGTCTTGGCTTGCCAAACTATTACTTGAAAAAGGATATGAAGTTTATGGTTTATCAAAACCAAGAACGTCACCTGAAAATCATATCAAGATCGGCATACATGGGAAAGTCAAAGTAATAGACGGAGATATTACGGATGCATCGTCTGTTGCTAATGCCATTATTAAATCAAAGCCAGATGAAATCTATTCATTGGCGGCTCAAAGCCACGTTGGGTATAGCTTCCAAGCACCGCAGGTAACCTGCGCTACAAATTTTCTTGGTCACTTGAATATTATTATGCAAGCGCGTATTCATGCTCCAAAATGCAGAATATACCATGCCTCGACTTCCGAAATGTTCGGATATTCTAAGGGTGTTTTAAATGAACAGACACCTTTTCAACCTATGTCTCCTTACGCCATTTCTAAAGTCGCAGCGCATTGGTGCGGTGTGAATGCTAGATATGAAGCAAATCAATTTGTATGCAATGGCATTTTATTTAATAACGAGTCATCTTTAAGGCACCCATCATTCGTAACCCGCAAAATAACAATGGCAGTTGCCAAAGGATTACCGCTTGAACTTGGTAATCTAAATTCCGTCCGTGACTGGGGACATGCGCGTGACTACGTAGAGGGCATGTGGATGATGATGCAGCACGACAAGCCAGATGATTATGTTCTGGCAACGGGTGAGGCCCATTCTGTCCGTGATTTTGTACGCATGGCATATAAGGCGGTTGGCAAAGAAATTAAGTTTTCCGGTAAGGGAATTGATGAAATAGGAACGGTTGACGGAAAAGTAATGGTTCGCGTTAATCCTGAATTTTACCGTCCGAATGAATTAGGATTTTTACTTGGTGACTTTAGCAAGGCAAAAGCTATACTTGGCTGGAAGCCTAAGACGGGAATTGAACAACTAGTGAAAGAGATGATAGATGAAGATCGCCGTTAGTACATGTTTTCCTTCCCATTATTGGGACGTATGCGCCGAGGAAATGGTGCGTACATTCAATGAGTACTGGCCTAAGGAATGTACCTTGTTCATTGGTCTGGATCAGTTGCCAGAGAATGAATATCAGGAAATGTACCAAAAGATAGAAAACGCTTCCAAGGCTGGCAGGGAGTATTTTGTATCTAATAACTTTTCACCTGAACAAGCGGAATTCTTATCAAAAACAACGGATGATTTTACAAAGCCTTATCGGTTTCATGCCGCTAAGTTTTCTTACAAGGTATTTGCACTACAGCAAGTAGCAGCCCATGCAGCGCAAGAGGGATATGATTACCTTATTTGGCTAGATGCGGATGTAATTACCAAAGGACCCATTAGCCTTGAAAAGCTTATGGAATGGCTTCCATCCAGTGGCGTATCGCTTATGAGCCGCAAAGACGCTCCTCATAGCGAGTGCGGATTTGTAGGATATTCACGCGATTGCATGGTTGATGTAACTGAAAAGATGGTTTCCTACTACACAAGCGGTAAAGTATTTGAGCTTGAAGGCTGGACCGATTGCGATGTGCTGGACGATATTATAAAAGATATACCGCACAAGAATCTAACCGATGGTGTCCCGGGCTGGCACGTCATGCCGCAAATAGACATGGGTAATTATTTAGAACACCGCAAGGGGAATAGGAAAGTGACCGCAAAGCAACAAATTCAGCAGCCTAAAGCCATGAACATGAGTGACGTTACGATTAAAACCCGTAATTGCGTAGATGACGCTGTTATTCAGGCGCAAATCAAAGAAAACCTATCCCAGATCAGAACATGGGTAAGGCCATTGCCATATAACGATGAGGAAATTGTTATCTGTTCCGCAGGAGAAAGCCTGAACAGGGATGATATTTTGCCGTTCTATGAACGAGGAGTAAAGATTGTCGCGGTCAAGCATGCCATTGACCGACTGGCAGAATGGGGGATCAAGCCGTGGGCGTGCATATTGCTAGACCCCCGCCCTCATGTAGAGAAGTTTGTACAAAAGCCTGACCGTGATGTTATTTACTTTGTTTCATCTATGGTGCATCCATCCGTTGTAAACACCTTATATGAAAACAAGTGTAAGGTTATCGGGTATCACGCCCATGTGAATGCTGGTGAAAGCGCGGTCTTGCGGCCCGGCGATTATATGGTTTCAGGCGGCTCCGCTACTGCCACCCGTGGCATATCTTTATTGAATGAGTGCCTAGGTTTTCAGAAGTTCCACCTATTCGGGTATGACCTTTGCCATTTTGCCCGCCCCGAAAAGCAGGAAATACTCCCAGACGGTAATCAAAGATATATTGAGATTACGCTTAAGGAATTAGGATGGGGATCAAAAGTTCACCAAAAGACATTCTGGACCGAGGGGCAGTTTTTAGCACAAGCAAAAGAACTGGCTGATTTGTATAAAGGAGAAAATCCGCTTAATATAACGGTTTATGGCGATGGGATTGGTGGCTGGTCCTTTAAGAATTTCAAGGCTTACAAAGAGTGGGGCCTGAAATTCAGGGGCATATTAAACGATTTACGCGACAAAGGACAAAGCGTTAATGAATGGATTCGATCAAACACCTGAACAAATGTATGAAGACGATTTGCCAGAAGAAGAGCAGCAAATTCAGGAATACGTAAGCCCTGAATATAACAACCTTGCCAAGTCACTGGATAGCAAGGAACTGACTGAAATCGCTCACAAGGTCATTAAAGACTTTGAGGATGATTTGGAAAGTCGTGCCCCTTGGGAAGAAAAGCACTCAAGATGGCTTAAGCTATTTCACCAAGAGGATAAATCAGAGTTACCGCCTTGGGATGGGTCGAGTGAAGAATCAATTCCTATTCTTGCGGAGGCCGTTTATCAATTTCAATCCCGTTCATATAAGGCTTTTTTCCCTAATAGGTATTTTGTAGATGCTATTCCGGTAGGTAAGCCTAGCCGTGAATCCAGAGAACGCGCAGAGCGGGTTGGCAAGCACATTTCTTACCAACTTGGTGTATTAGATAGAACTTATAAGCCTAACAAGAATGAGATGTTCCTTGCTGCCGCCTTGCATGGCTCTGATTTCACCAAAACATATTTTAGCCCTATTAAAGGCCGCACGATTATTGAGCGTGTCAGGGCGTTGGACCTTGTAATTCCTTATGGGACAGGGCCGCGCAAGATTAACGAGATAGAGCGTAAGACACAGATTAAGTTCATGTCTTTGAATGAAACAAAGGTTTTAGCTAAAACTGGCTGGTTTATTGATGAGGCGCATCCGTGGGACGAGTCCAAGAATTCCACATTGCCACAACAGGCAATTGACGAATCCGAAGGGCTTATGCCTAGTCAACTACAAGACAGCAATGAAAGCGAGTGCTGTATATTAGAGCAGCATTGTTTACTTGATTTGGATGATGACGGTATCGGTGAGCCGTATATTGTATGGGTTGACCGTCAAAGCCAAGAAGTTTTGCGTATTCAGGTGCGTTATGAAGTTGATGATTATGGCATTCCTTTAGACAATAAGGAGCCGATTGAATATTTCACGCATTACCAATTCCTGCCCAACCCTGATGGCTTCTATGGCCTAGGCTTCGGTCACCTTCTAGGACATATGAACAAAGCCTTAAATAAGCTTATTCGCATGTTTATTGACGGTAACGAGCTACATGTAGTGGGGAATACTACTTCCCTTGTATCGGAAAGTTTAGGGCTTCAAGGCGACACATTTGAAATATCTATGGGACGGGCTAATAAAATCCCTCGTTCTGTTGACGATATTCGCAAACACTTTACGCAATTGTCATTTCAACCGCCTTCCCCGCAAACATTACAGACAATTGAGCTATTACAGGGCCATGCAGACCGTTTAAGCACAAACACTGACATTCTGGCGGGGAGACCGGATAAGGTTTACAAGACTACTGCCATGCTTGCCATGATCGAACCGGGCTTGCAGCTATTCTCCGCTATTCAGGAGGTGCATGGCTTCTAGATGGAATATTAATTGCAATAGGTTTACCGTCTTAGTGCGAAATATCGTGAGCAGGATCAGTATTAACAATGGAGCGATGATA